CCTCAACCTCAACAAACAATAAGTCTTGCTAGTGATCCTAACACAAATATAGGCACAGAAGGACAAACAATTGAAAATGAATCACCGGCAACTATTAATGCAGACGATGCAATTGAAAAAGCTAGATTAGAAGCTGAAGCAATAAATGATGAAATTCCCCCACGTACCGAACAAGACATTATTGGTGCATATGGTGGAATGCAAGGATTACAAGGGTCGGTTGATAGAGCTAGGGCACAAAAAATTACCCAAGATGCTGAAAATGCAAAAACACAGGGTGATTGGCGTGTTCGTTTAAGTTTAGCACCAAGCGCAGGTTATTTGTATAAAGCACAAAATCCAGGTATATTAGGTCCATTACAAAAAACAGATGGGGTAATATTTCCATATATACCTCAAATACAAGTGACATATGCCGCACATTATGATCCAGCTGACTTAACTCATAGCAACTATAAAATATTTCAATATAAAAACAGTAGTGTAGATCAACTTAGTATTACATGTGATTTTACCGCACAAGATACTGAAGAAGCAAATTATATGTTAGCGGTTATACATTTCTTTAGATCAGTTACTAAAATGTTTTATGGACAAGATGAAATACCTAAACCAGGCACACCTCCTCCATTATGTTATCTATCTGGAATGGGTGATTTTCAGTTTGATAGGCATCCATTAGCAATATCTTCATTTAATTATAGTTTGCCTAATGATGTGGACTATATAAGAGCAAGTAGTCCAACATTATTGCCCGGTGTTGATTCATCTGCATACAATGATAATAGAAATAGTGATTTAACGCCGCAACAAGTTAGAATGCAATCAGGGAGTACTCCATTAAATTCGGGCGCCACACAGTCTGCACCTAATTTTGGTAAAGCAACTAATACACAACCTACATATGTACCAACAAAAATATCAATATCATTGGTTGCATATCCAATTGTAACACGTAATGATATAAGCAATAATTTTAGTTTAAAGGAATATGCTACTGGCAAACTATTACAAGGTAGTAAACGTAGTGGCGGAGGAATTTGGTAATGGCAAACAACACACTTTATCCAGCAACAAGCCCATATTATTCAACAGATATAGTTAATGGCAAATTTTTAGATGTAATGATAGATAGACCTATCATTAAAGAACCTTCCGATATTTATTGGGAGATCACATTAGTATATGAATTTCGTCCTGATATGTTAGCATATGACTTATATGCCGATAGTAGATTGTGGTGGGTATTTGCACAACGAAATCCAAATACATTAAAAGATCCCTATTTTGATTTTGTAGCAGGTGTAAGTATATACTTACCTAAAGCAGATTTGTTAAAACAATTGTTGGGACTATAAATGGCAACAATTAGTTCGTCTAAAACTATCACATCTACCGATGGTACCGGATTCACTATTACTACTGAACTAGATACCTCTACCGGCAAAAAATTCACAACAGTTGTGAATTTGCAAGGAGCGTTTGTTACGTCAGGAACTCCGGAGAAGGTAAATAATCTGATGGGTAGCATTGTTAATTCCAGTTCAACTAGTCCCGGAGCCAAAGCACTTGCTGCCGAAACTACCACTGTAGTTATTAGTCAATCAGAATCACTAACTTCACAATATCAACAGCTAGTTCCCCCACCCAAGACTGAACCAATACCTCCTACAACAGAAAATAAAACTAATTCAAATGATTTGGGTGGTACACCCGGAGACGGTGAATATAGTTATGATAAAGCATATGCGGCTAAAGTTGATGCTACTAAAAATGTAACCAATCCAAATAATGAAATGGAAACGCAAAACGAAAGTTATGCGGGTACTACAGTTGCAGGACAAGGTGACAAAGGGTCAGCAAATAAAATACAATCAACTGAAATTTCTGCTGGACCAAAGCCAGGTGCACGTCCACAAAATCCATTAGGCAGTTTATCAAGTTATACTTACCAACTTACACTTTATATGATAACACCTGATGCTTATGATGCATTTATACAATCAGGTAGAAATAATATTAATGCTATTAACAATGCGGCTAATCCACAAGTAGCAACTGAAATTGAAAACAATATGTCAGGTGCATATATTATAGCACAAAGTGGTGGTATAAACAATAAAACAAGCAAACGTGCATTTAACTATGATTATTATATAGATGACTTAAAAATTCACACAACTACTAATGCTAAAGCAAATAAAACGTCATCAAATGATACAGAAATGTCATTCAACATTTATGAACCATATGGATTTTCATTCATAACAAAATTAAATAATGCTGCCGATATATTAAAAAGAAAAAGCAAATTAAAAGACTATAAAGATTTATCTAATGCTAGTAAACAATTTTTTATAATAGGTATTAGATTTCAAGGATATGATGAAAACGGTAAAGAAATATCAGCAGCCAATACCTATAACCAAGATACATTTGATGTAACGGGTGATTCAGGTGGAGTATTTGAAAGATTTTTTGATATAAGAATTACTGATATGAAATTTAAACTAGACGGTAAAATGACTGTCTATAATATTACTGCCGCAACCGTTGCTCCTAAGGCAGCTTTTGGAGTAAAATATGGTAGAATAGATAGAGGAGCTAGAGTAGAAGGAAGTACAGTAGAAGATGTGTTACGGGGAACTAAAGGTTTATTAACCACATTAAATGAACAACAGGTATTACAAGCTAATAAAAATGGTGAAGGTAGTATACCAAATGTATATAAGCTTAGATATTTAGGTAGTGCTGAATCAGAAATAGGAAATGCATCTATTGTAAGTATTGCTGATTTGGATAAATCTAAGTTACCAATGAGTGTGGCTGAAAATATTAAACAAGTAAATGAAGCAGTATCAGTATCAGCCGTACCTAATACTAATAGAAGAACTATTACATTTGCAAACGATGTATCTATAATGCAAGCTATAGGATCAATTGTTTCTCAAAGTAGTTATTTAGAAAACGCATTGACTGAAGTAATAAAATCTGACACAGAGCCACCTCAACCAAATCAAGGTACTGCTACAGTTAAAGACCCTAACCCAAGAACCATTAAATGGTATAATTTAGGTGCAGAGATTAAATGTTTGGGTTTTGACAAGGTAGTAGGTGATTTTTCTTATGAAATCACTTATGTTATACAACCATATGAAACTCCAATGATTACTAGTCCATATGCAGGTAAAACATCAAAATATTATGGTGCACATAAAAGATATGAATATTGGTTTACTGGAAAGAATTCAGAAATATTACATTATGAACAAAAAATGGACAACTCATATTTTTTACCAGCAATGAATCCAACTGGTTCTCCCGCTAGTCAAGGAGGCGGAGCAGATATTTCTACTGTTCCTGGTAAACGACAAAATGAAGATAGAACAGGTAAATTGGATTTAGGTAAAGAAGCACAAAATTCTTACTTAACAAGTTTATATGATCCAGGTGCTTATGCTACAGCAAAGATTACTATATTAGGAGATCCTGATTATTTAATGCAAGATAGTCCTAGTTCAATCAATCAAGTATATCGTCAATTTTATGGCAAAGGTTTTACTATTAATCCAAATGGTGGACAAGTTTTTATTGAAATTGATTTTAAAGAAGCGGAAGATTATAGTAATGATACTGGTTTGTTAAGTATAAATGATTCTATATTATTTTGGAAATATCCTAAAGAAGTAGCATCTCAGGTTAAAGGTGTAAGTTATATGTTAACTGAAGTAATCAGTACTTTTTCAAAAGGTAAATTCACACAAGAATTAGATTGTGTTATAAATCAATTTCCTAATATTACAAACAAATCTGATAAAATTGCGGCAGGCAGACCTAATGCAGGTATATCTAATGCAGGTATATCTAATGCATTAGATGCAAGCGGCCGAAGAACAAGTAGTACAGATACTAGGGTTGGACCAATTATTACAGAAAAAGACAATATTCAAGCCGCAAATGAAGTAAATAATTTACTAAGTAGATATCCGGCTTCAACTAATAAAGCTCTTAATGCAGCCACTGAAGCTAATGATGATAATGTAGTAAATCCTACAAAACAACCTGCAAATCAAGGTGGTAGGGAAGATCCTAACGATCCTGCAAAACAAGATGTTAATACTAGATTGAGGACAGGGTTTGGACTACAAACTGGACAAGAAAGTCAATCATTGGTTAACCGAGCCCGTGCCGCTTTAGGTATCCCCGTAGGAGGAACTAGATCAGGTGGCGGATAATAAACAGTAAAGAAATAATATATGGCATACGATGAAATAAAACCTAGAGGTAGTACCAAAGCAAGCCGACCGGATGCAGGAGGAGCTGTATTACGCAGTGTACCTTTATTTGGTATTGTTAAAGATAATATAGATCCAATTCGTTCTGGTAGACTACAAGTATACATTAGTGATTTGGGAGGATTAGATCCTGATGATAGTAATTCTTGGGTAACTGTTAGTTATATGACTCCTTTCTATGGAGTAACTACACCGTCTGGTGCGAATACAGGTTGGGGAGAATATATAAAGAACCCTAACAGTTATGGTATGTGGAATAGTCAACCTGATATTGGTACAACGGTTATATGTATATTCATTAATGGCGATCCTAATTATGGATTTTGGATAGGTTGTGTACCACAACCGGAAGCATTGCACATGGTTCCTGCAATTGGTGGAACAGATAACATTGTAGCAAATGCAGGTGAAGCAAAAGGATTAGGCGGTGCTGTAAGATTACCAGTAGTTAATCTTAATACTAATAATGCAGGACTAGCGAACAGTAATCGATTTTTAACTGATGCTAAGCCTGTACATAGTTATGTTGCTAGTATATTAGCACAACAAGGTTTAATTAGAGATCCTATTAGAGGTGTTATTGGTTCAAGCGCACAACGTGAAGCACCTAGTCGTGTTGGATGGGGTGTCAGTACACCAGGCAGACCTATATATGAAGGTGGCTTTACAGATGAAACAATTGCTGATGCCGCAACCAATGGTGGACAAACCACTGGATTAAAAGTTGTTGCACGTAGAGGTGGACATACACTAGTAATGGATGACGGAGACATTCTAGGTAGAGACCAATTAGTAAGAATACGTAGTAGTTTAGGACACCAAATATTAATGAGTGATGATGGTCAAACACTATTCATCATTCACGCTAACGGACAAAGTTATGTTGAATTGGGTAAAGAAGGTACAATTGATATGTACTCTACTAACTCATTTAATGTAAGAACACAAGGTGATTTGAATTTACACGCTGATAACAATATTAATATTAATGCGGGCAAAGCACTAAACATAAGTGCTGATACGATTGCAATTAATAGTGAAAAACAAACTACACAAAAAGTTGGAACAGATTTTAGTTTATATGCATCTGGTCAATATACAACCAAAATAGATGGTAAGATGAGTTTTGCTAGCGGTGCAGATGCTTCATTCTATAGTGATTCTATAACTTATTTTAATGGTAGTAAGATTAATTTAAATACAGGCGCATCAAGTTTAGTTCCACAAGAAGTTAAACCATTACCGGTAGTAGCACATACTGATACATTGAATGATGCTACTAAAGGTTGGCTGGCAGCACCGGGTAAATTATTAAGTATTGTAAGTAGAGCACCCGCACATGCGCCATGGTCTAGTGCTAATCAAGGTGTAGATGTTAAAGTTAACAATAATGCAAGTGCCGCATTACCCTCTGCACCTAGCCCAGCAGTTGCGGCAGCAAATGCCAGCGCAGGAGCACCAACTAATCCAGTAACTGTTGCTGTAGCATCTACGGTTCCTCCATCATCAGCAATTAGTGCGGCATTAGATAAAAATACTACAGGCACAATGGTTGGGCAAATATCAACATTAGCCGCAAATGGGCCAGCAGCCGCCGCAGTTAAATTGGGCGCAGGTACAATAGAAACAGCAAATGGCGTTGTTGCGGCAGTGGGCGCTATGGCACAAAGTCCTGCTCAACTTGAAGCAGCCGGTGTAATTAAACCAGGCTCAGCCGCATTAGTTGAAAAAAATATAAACAATGGAATGTCTATAGCAAAGGCGTTAACACCTAATTTGTTTACAGGTAAAGACGGCGCGGCAAATTTAACTAGTTATGTAAATAATCCTGTAGCACAAGTAGCAACACAAGTTGCTACATTTACACAAGCACAAACAGCATTAACACAAACAGGGTTAATTACTGGTAAAGAATCAGGTACAGCTATAGCAGGTTTAGTAATGTCTGCGGCAACAGCCGGTATACAAAATACAGTTAATTTAGTTAGCAATGCAGCCGGTGTCATAACAGGAGCAGTAAATGGAGCAATATCAAATGTAGTAGGTGCGGCTACCGGTGCATTAAACAGTGTATTAGGATCAGCCGCAAGTTTAGTATCAGCTGGTAATTTTGCTGGTAATTTAGCAAGTACGGTAACAGGTGGTTTAAGTAGTATTGCAGGCTCATTAGGTGGAATGGCTAAAGGAGCTGTTGCCGGTATAGCAGGATTATTAGATAATGCTAAAGGTGTGGCAGCTAGTGCGTTTGCGGCAATCAGCGGAGCATTACCTACATTAAAAGCAGGTGTACCTCAAAATATTAGAGAAATTACTGAAACAGCTCAAGCAGCCGCCCAAGCTCCTGCTTCTAATGCATTATCAGGTGCTTTAGGTGCAGTAACAGGTGGAATAACAGGTGCTTTAGGTGCAGTAACAGGTGGAATAACAGGTGCTTTAGGTGCAGTAACAGGTGGAATAACAGGTGCTTTAAGTGCAGTAACAGGTGGAATAACCGGAGCACTTGGTGCCGTTACCGGTGCAGTTAATACTACAATTGGTGCGGCTACTGGATTAATAAAAACAACATTGGGTGCAACAACAAATCTATCTACTGGTTTAGGTGCATTACCCGGCGGTGCCAATGTAGTTTCTTCTGTAGTTAATAATGCTATTGGTGCAATTAATAGTGTGCCAGGCGTTAGCGCAGTAACAGGACTAATTGGTCAAGCATCTGCAATCACAAACGGGTTATCTAATTTGTCATCAATTAATCCATTAGCATCATCTGGTGCATTGAATGCAGTTACAGGAGCAGCCGGAGCATTAACTAAAGGACTAGATGATTTAAAGAGTGGTAAATTATCATTGGCATCACTGGCATCTGCTGGGCTACCAACTGGTGCAGCCGCACAATTAAATGCGGCAATTAGTTCAATGAGTTCAGGTGGTGCGGTACAAATCAAACTACCAACTGTAGCTATCAATACAAATGACCGTAGTGAGTTAACTTCACAAGTTACTAGTCTATTGGGTGATGCAAAAATACCAGCACCAAACTTTGCAGGTGCTAGTGAAGATACATATAAAGCCGGACTATCTAAAATTGATGCAAAAAAAGAAAAGTATAAAGAAATTGATGCAAAATTAGAGGCTTTAAACGAGGAAGCTAAGACAGTTAGAGCACAATATAATGCATCTGCTGAAACATATGAAAATGCAAATAATAATTTACCTGCAGGTGATCCATCAGTTAGGGCAATATACGAAACAACACAACAATACAGATCACAGTTATTAGCACTTCAGAAAAAAGGATATGAACTGCTTAACGAGCGAAACAAGGTAGCATAAATATACTATAGGACAACAACATGCCAACATATGTAGGTTTCAGTACAATTAACGCTAATAAGCCCCGCTCTACTAATTTGCCAGCAGGTATTGCAGGTGGTGTAGGTTCTATGGTACAACCAGTCATTCCCGGCAAAAAGTACAGATTAGTTGATGCACAATTGGTTATACAAGATTTCATTAACGCATTGAATATTCAACAGGGTCAAAAAGTAGGTAATCCGGGATATGGTACAACTCTTTGGAGTTTTGTTTTTGAACCAAATACATTTGATGTACAAAATAAATTAGAAACAGAAATCAGACGAGTTGCTAATCAAGATCCAAGAATGATAGTCAATACAGTCAGCGCATATCCACAAGAAAATGGTATTTTAATAGAAGTTGAACTAGCAGTAGCACCGTTT